TGCTGGACGGCCAGTCGTCAGCGTTGTGATGAACCGCGATGCTGAAGTTCTTGATGATGTCGCCACCATCTTTCAGACTCCAGTACCGGCCCTCCGGCAACTTCGCGTAAGGGGCGCTCGTCTCCAGATGACGGATGTGGATGTAGTCCATCCAGTAATTGCACCCGCCTTCCAGTGCCGTGACCCACACGGCCTCGGCAATCTCGGCCCACTGATCCCAGCATGGGTTCGCTTGAATGATGATCCGTGGCGCACCAGTGTCCGCCGAATACTCTACCTTGTTCATCATACGTCTCCTTCCATATCGACGAATGTGTTCTTCGTCCGCGTCACGATGGCGTAGGGAATTCCCTTGTCCTCGAACTCCTCGACCAGATAGATGCCGTGCGGGACAGCAAGCAGATGATTGCGAGAGTCGCGGCCCACGCGATACACCCGAACACGGTCGGTGAAATCCTCACACTCCGTGTTCATCTTCTTCCGCAAGAACCGGCGGTTGTTGATGACCACCTTCTTCAGGCGCTCGATGCTTTCCACAATGTGTGTGGTGCTGACGGAGATGACCTGCCCATTGCTGACCACCTCCTGTTTTGCAAAATACCTTGGCATTACGCTGCCTCCTTCACTGCATATCTCTGCATCTGGTTGAAGAACCACTCGACCTCTTGAGCATTGCGCTTGCCGGTGAAGCACTTCTCGTCGTGATGGACTGACCACAGACCACTCGCATCGATGAAGAACCACGAGCAGTATTTGATCGCACCCTTCGGGCCAATGTTGACCATCAGGTTCGACTCGCCGAACCGCATCTGAACAATCGCCTCGCGAATGTACTCGTAACGCTGGATCATAACCTCGCCACCCAGTGCCTCGGTGCGAGACTCAAGGTCCGCGATGATGTTATTCTGCTTCTTCATTACTACCTCCGTGTAGCTTGAACCTCGGACCTTGGTGGTTTATTGTGGGGAAATCCCATGTGGTGTCCGAGTTCATGAGATAAGTTATCCCACACAATCCCATGTTATGCAAACAGAAAAATGTATGTGTGTCGGCTCCTATAGCTTTTTCTGTACGAAAAAGTTTTTGGAAAAAATTTTTGGAAAATGGTGGGATGAGTGGGATGAGTGGGATGAGTGTTGTTTTCATTGACAGAATCTCATCCCGTTTCATCCCGTTCATCCCACTTGATAGCGAGCAAATCCGCTCGCGCGACCCTTTGCACTGCGAAAAACAAAAACCCACAGAAAAACCTATAGGGGGCTTGCCTTGCCAAAGAAGAACGCTGGCCTGACAAACAGGCAACGAGAGTTTGCTAGGTACTACGTCGAGGGGCGGTACAGTAATGCCGAGTGTGCTCGGCTGGCTGGCTACTCGCCCGATGCCGCCAAGCAACACGCGTACAAACTGCTCGACGGCAAATCCTACCCGCTGGTCACCGACCTGATCAAAGAACTGCGGGAAGAGCGGGAGCGGAAATACGGTGTCACGCTGATCGGACAACTGAAACGCCTCGACGAACTGTCGCGCGGGGCAGAAGAGTCTGGTCAATTCTCTGCCGCCATCAACGCCGAGAAGATTCGATCCGCTCTCGGTGGCCTGACTATCGACCGGCGTGAGCAACAGCACATCCACCAGCTTGACCAACTGTCGCGGGAAGAGATCGTCGCCCGACTCGATGACCTCCGCAAGCGGCACCCCCATGCCTTTGACAATATGAAGAGGGTTGAAGATGCCTCGGACAGAACGCCAGCTATGGAACTCATTGAGGCAGAAGTTACCGAAAAAGACCCACTGCCAGCGGATTGAGAACCGTGCCGGTGAGGGTATGCCGGACGTATATCTGTGCATGGATGGTGTGCCGGTATGGGCTGAACTAAAAATTACCAAGAATGACCGCTTTACCATCTCAAAATCCCAGATTGCTTGGCATCTGGGGCATTCTCGCTGTGGCGGTGTCAGTTTTTTCTTGGTCCACGACCCCTCGACGAGGCTTGTATTTTTGTTTGACGGCGGTTTAGCGGCCGAGTTGCACGGTTCGAGGCTCTCGGTCCTGCGTCCTGCGGCCCGGTGGTATGGTGATATAGCCGCTGCGCCCTGCGCCCTGCGTCTCGCGGCATATGAATCATGGTCCTGCGCCCTGCGTCCTGCGCCCGGGGACGATGGCGCCGGCAGCGCGGACGAAAAAGGGGACGGCCAGTAGGCCGTCCCCTTTCCACGGAGAACCGTTCTAGTGCTTGTGGTATGTGACATTGGCGACCGACCGGTCCCAACAGGCCCGACAGTCCTGGCATTTGCCATCCTGCTGCGGGGCCGGGCAAGCGTGGCCGGTGATGTTATCCCCGGCGGTGACTGTGCTGGTGTTCTGCCACGCTTTCGGCGGCGGTCCGTCTACCATCGGGGCCGATATCCGCAACGTGACATTGTCGGGCAGGTTCCTAATCTTCAGAACCTTTGCCCAGATTTGATATTCCTTTGACGGTATCCAATGGCGCTTGTTTGGCGTGGCCTCACATACGTCCAGAATGTTCAGTCCCATGCGGATATCTTCCACGTCGCCGGAATCAAACCAGCGGAATTCTGGCGCGCGCGTCCGGTTCAGCATGGCGACCATGCGCGGGACAAAATCGATGGCGTGGAAGAATTCTTCCCGCTCTTCCATTTTGTTTACCACGTTGGGCATGCGATACATGCCCTTGCGCGCGTAGCAATCAAAGCAAACGGAACCCGGCACTTCGGCCAGCTTACTGCCAACCCCGCACCGGAACGCTGACCGGGATATAGACTTGCCCGGCATTTTTGAGACGTTTGAAAGCATGGTTTTTTCTCCGTGTTTTTCCATGTCCTAAGATAATATCAGAATATCCCATGTAATCAAATAAAATAAATCCTGCGTCCTGCGTCCTGCGGCCCGCGCCATATGTATATGGACCGCAAAAAACTAGGGCCACCGGATGGTGGCCCTAGTCCCGGAGGAACCGGTTACAGGATGCCAGGCACTAGGTAGTCATCCCACGCATCTTCTTTAGCGCACTCGATAGCTTGGTGCGGCGTGAGATCATCCTCGTAGTAGTCGCGCCATGGTGCGTCTGGTAAATCCTCGACGCCTACACCGAGCTTGCGTGATACGATCTGATCGCATGTCTTATACCATTCTTTGAATGTCATCTGTCTGTCTCCGTTTGGTCCGTGTTTCCCGGGCGGGTATCCAGCCCGCCCGGGCACGGAGGATTAGTTTGTGGGCGCTATGCTTTCAAGCTGATACTCGACGTGATCGAGTTCGCCAATGCGTTCCTCGAGTTCGAACAGCTTTTCCTCATCGCAAAAGCTGTCTTCCATCATGGCGCACGTGACTTCCTCGAGCATATGTCTGGCTTGACTGACCAGCCCATTCACTTTCTGGATTTCCTCTGCATATTTCATTTCATTAACCTCCGTTATCGAGCGATATTGCTCACCTAGATAGTACCAGAATATCCCAACTAATCCACTAAAAAATAGACCTGCGACCTGCGACCTGCGACCCGCGCCATATATATGTAGACCTGCGACCTGCGACCTGCGCCGAGGGGCGCCCGCGCAGCGCGTAAGAACGGGGGCCGCAGCCCCCGCTCCTCATTTTTTTAACCCCCTGCTTTCTGGATGAACGCCAACATCTGGTGTTGGGCCGCCCATAGTCTTGTAAGCCTCGACGGCGGCCTCATACTCAACCGCCCACTTAAACGGCAGACCCTGTTCAAACATGACCTGCAAAAGATTTCCGATAACCTTTAGGTTATCACGCTCGTTCTTAGTCATCGTTGTTAGCTCCTATGATCTGCTTCAACTCGCGCAGCGCCTCTTCATATGCCTCCGCTGCTTTGTCCTTCCGATCCGAGATCAGCATCATCGCCATGAACTCGATCTTGAACTTGGCGCGCTTGGCGCCCTCGATCATCTCTTCCTGTGTCATTCTTCTTCTCCGTTGGTTGGCGGGGGCCGCAGCCCCCGCTGGTTGGTGTAGCCTATGATGGGACGTAGGCTTTAGGAATGGCGCCCTCGTCTAGCTCAAGCCATAGCTTGTCTAATGCTTCGAGGCATTTCGCTACCCTGCGATGAACTGGGGTGCGGTTCTGTCCACCCACCACACAGGGCAGGTCATGGATGTCCGGCACGGACAGCGGCATCGGACCATGTAGCGACCACCCATAGTCGCTGTTGGCGATGCGAAAAACCCAGTTGCCTTTATGCTCTCCGCGCTCCATTGCGTTCTGTTGCAGGTCCGTGCGCTGGGGCTTTGACGCAACAACAATCTGCACCCAGTTCGCATCTACGTTGACTTCATAAACCAACATCTCTCTCTCTCCGTTGGTTGGCGGGGGCCGCAGCCCCCGCGCAGTGGTTAAGCGATCCAGAAGGCCCGGGCACGGCCACCGTACGGTGACGGCCCCTTCTTGATCTCGACCCCGGTCTTCCGGAGATCGTGCAGCACGGTCCACATCGAGGACCGGGTCGTGATGTTCGGGACGAACGTGACCAACTGGTCCACCGTGTATCCGTCCCGGGTGTTCGAGAGAAGCTCGATCACACGCGCCCGGGTCTCGGGGCCGGTCTTCGGGGCGTACGCCGCCGGCTGCTCCGGCTGCTGCTCGAGGACCGGGGTCCGGTCACCCTCGATGTCCTTGAACTTGATCCCCGGCTGGCCGTGCAGCGTGACGTGACCGAGGTCACGTGACCCGCCCTTGTGCCAGTACCAGATCTCGACCCGGTCCGCATGACGCTCGACCTCGACCTCGACAACATCCTCGACATCGAGGAACACTCTTGAAATAGACATATCAACCTCCGTGGTTATGTCTGATTACCCGTTTCGGCCTAACAGCCATCATCAGGGGACAGCACACACTGCCCGACGGGTGGGGGGCCGAAGCCCCCCGGTTGGTTAGGCGATCCCTTTGACGTGGCGCTTGACCTTGGTGACCTTCTTGTTCTTCTCGAACTCGGCCTCGCCGTGGATCTTGATGTAGTCGGCCTTGGCCGGGGCGCTTTCCCGGATCGTCTCCTCGACGATCTTGAACCTCGGGTCGTTGGTCTCGAGGATGCCCGCCTTCAGGG